TAACGTACCATTTCTTGTCAAACGGCAAGATTATCGTTGACGACAAGGACAAAGTGATCAGACCGAAGCTTGGGTGTAGTCCGGATAGAGCAGAAGCGTATGTAATCGGGCTTGACGCGTTAGATCAGGCTGAACCGGTAAGCAAGCCGGACGCATATATGCGAGAAACGGAAGAAGATTACGAGTTTTCACCTGAAACCTGTTAAGGAGTTAAGATGAACGAGAGAAAAGAAAAGATAAGTGTAAGGCTCTTGAAGAACGAAGCTCGTGTGTTAAAGGCTAAATGGCAGGAGTTAAAGACTAAAAACTCCGAATTACAGGCGCAATACGACCGGAATCAGGCTGAAATGGACGAGCTTTTTGCGATATTTTCTCAAGTTGAACAGGACATAGACAAGATAAAGGACGTTACGAATGGCAATAATGACTAAAAAAAAGGCTATAATCAGTTTGACGCAAAACCGAGATATGTTGATTAGAAACGTTCAAAGAATCGAGAATCTTGACCAAGGTGCTGTGCAGATTTATGTAAATGGTGTTTTGGATATGTATAATAACTTTGTTCGGATATTGAAACAGGAACCGGAGAAAGACCCGGACTTAACCTACGAGGATTAAATATGGCTTATGAGGATACGGAGATAAAAGAAAAAGACGGTGAAATGACTGCTCCATTGGTTATTGACGACTTCAAGCGAGCCAGAAGCGCTAAGAAAGAGCTTATGGAGAAACAGCTTAAGGATTTTGAGTTTGCCTTAGGTAAACAATGGGACGATGACGACGTGGACAAACTGGCGAAAGCTGGTGTTGCCGCGCTTACGATCAACAAAATACAGCCGAATATCTTTCTTATCTCCGGGATAGAACGTCAGAACAGGACAAAAGCAAGGGCATTTCCTGAAGGGTCAGAGGACGGCGTGGTTGCTGATATAGCTTCTGGACTGCTTGCGAACGTAGAAAAGCGGAGCCAGACTAAATATAAGCTGTCAGAAACCTTCGAGGACGGGTGTATTTGTGGGGAAGGGTACATCGAACCATACATTGATTACACGTGGGACTTGCTGAACGGAGAGATGAAGGTCAAAAAGCTGAATCCTTTCAATGTGTTCCCTGATCCGGACGGAACGGAATACGACCTTTCAGACGCAGAGTTTGTGATTAAGTTCACTCCGGCTTTAAGCAAGAAACAGATTGAAAAGCTTTTCCCGGGCAAAAAGAAACTGTTAGACAAGATAGAGAGCGCTAAACTAACGCTTGACGCTACCGAGGATATGAATAGTGCTGGAATGGAAGAACAGACAAAAGGCTATAACGACAACGATACGGATATACCCGGACTTGACCACCAGAAGGAAGAATTTGACCTGACAGAGTATTTTTATAAGAAATACGTGGACAAATGGATAATCGTTGACAAGAAGCTTGGCAAGATCAGCGCTGAGGTTGATAACGAGCAGGACGCGAAGAATTACGTAGAACAAGCCACGATAGACGACGAAGTGGACGAGGACGGGAACCCGGTAGACCCTTCGGCGATAGTAATCAAGCGAATCATACCTGAAATCTGGATATGCGCTCTTGTAGGTTCGGAGAAGATAGACGAATATCAAAGCCCTTTCTATCCGAAATGGCGCTCATATCCGATAATTCCGTTCTTTGCTCATAGGATAACGACACCTATGAAAGACCGGGATTTGATGTTTCAGGGCATTGTCAGGGGTTTAATTGACCCGCAGAGAGAGTTAAACAAGCGCCGGACACAGGAATTAAGGCTATTGAACACGTCAGCGAATAGTGGGTGGATAAGCGAACAGGGAGCTTGGGTTAAGAAGGCAGACGTCAAGAAGTTCGGAGCCAGCCCGGGGATTATCTTGGAATATAAGTCCGGGAAAGCCAGACCGGAGAAGATCACTCCGACACCGTTATCACAGGGACACGCGCAGTTAGCGGCAGAGAACGGGCAGGATATGAAGGAAATCTCCGGGATAAACGCTGATTTGTTATCAATGGCAGACAATAAGAGCGCTTCCGGCAGAGCGATACTCTTGCGACAACAGCAGGGTATTGTTATGGTTCAGAGGATATTTGACAATTACGGACGCACTAAAGACCTTCTGGCGAGGTTTATGCTATCACAGTTGGGAGAACTTTACACGGTAGACACCGCCATAAAGGTTATGGGCGACGGGTTTCTGACGGATAACTTCCAAGTTCCGGTAATGACCCAGAGCGAAGTTGACGGTTCAGAAGTCCCACAAATGGACGCAACCGGGCAAATGGTTATGCAGATAGACCAAGAAGCCGTAGCCGCGGTGTTCAATAAAGTGCTGACAGACACAGAAGTCGGTAATTATGACGTAGCAGTAGGTGAGGGAGCAAACACCGAAACGGTTAAATACTCGAATTATCTCTTGCTTATGGAAATGGCAGAGAAAGGCATACAGATACCAATGGATATACTTGTCGAGGAGAGCTTGATCAATTCCTCGGCAAAGGAACGCATAAAGAAAGCGATACAACAGGCGCAAATGGCGGCAGAAGCACAAGCCAGTCAAGGCGTCTGATATACGTCAAAACGGCGTAAACGCGCAGATATACCCGCGCAGATGAGGTATAAACCAAAGAAAAGGAGAACACAATGTCAGACGAAGTAAAAAACACAGTCGAAATCGAAGAAACCCCAGTTGAGGGAGCGGAAGAACAGCGCGTAACTGTTGATGACGCTACCGAAGCGGGCTTATCCGCAGAAGAAATAGCTATGGGTAAGGAATCCGGCGACATTATTGACGAGAAACCGGAAGAAAAGGACGAAGCCGAGGAAGGCGACGACCAGAAAGAGGACAAGAAACCGGAAGTCAAGAAGGAAACGAAGGACGATGACGACGAGGAAGATCCTGAAATTGAAGCTGAGAAGGTAAAGAACTACACTCCGAACGAGAAGGCGCAGTATTTCCAGAGAAAAAAGGAAAGAATCAAGCGTCAGAAAGCGGAGCGTAGAGCTGAACTTACTGAAATCAGGCTCAAGGCGGCGGAGGAAAAGCTTGAACTGCTTAAGAAAGGCAAGAAAGTAGACGATTTTGATGATCTGGACGCTGAACTCGACGCAGAACTTGACAGCGATGAGGGCAACGACGATGATATTGTTACCAAAGGCGACCTACGTAAAGCCGAGGAGAAGAAAGAAAAGGAACGGAAAGCCCAAGAGGAAAAAGCCAAAGCGCTGACCCAAAGTCTTGACGTGAGATACAAAGAAGCGAGAGAAGAATACGCGAACTTCGACGCTTTATGTGATCTTGCGGGAGAGGTAATGGACGAAGACCAGAAGGAAGGCGGTACATATTCACTCAAAATGGTTCAGTTGGCAAGCGACCCTGAGGGCGACATAGCCGGATATATAACAAAACTGGCTAAACTCCACGACAGATACGGCGAGGTTTCTAAAGGTAAAACCGTTAAAACGGGGAAAGAAGTTAACGCAAGTGCAAATAAAATAATCAATAACGCTTCTAAACGCACGACTTCGGCGGCTGTTGGCGGCGGGAATGGTAGGCGCATAGTTTCAGAAGATGATCTAACCGTGCAAGACGCGGCGAAATTGTCAGACGAAGCTTATGCTAAACTGTCCCCGGCAACACGTGAACGGCTCTTGAAATCGTAAGAATAGGGGCGTTGTGCAACTTAAAAGAGAGGTGGAACAATGGCTAACTCAGTCAGTATAGATGCGCTACGCCCGGAAATTTGGGCAAAAGAGCTATGGAAAGACGCAATGGACAATATGTATTTTACCCAGAACGGTATGATGGGTAAGAACAAGTCCGACACCAACGCGATAGTGTGGGTGAATAAAGACCTTCAGAAACAGAAAGGCGATACCGTAACGGTTCCGTTAACGACTAAACTCTCCGGGAACGGAGTGGACGGCGATAACGAACTGGAAGGTAACGAAGAAGCTATAAGCGCATACTCTGAATCTATTGCGATAGATCAGAAGCGCTTTGGTGTAAGGCTCACCGGTCAGCTTGACGAGCAGAAGAAC